GCGCCTTTAATAATTAACGGTTTTGTTGAATCAGAGGCGGCAGTAATAGTATTAGCCGCATTTGTATATACTCCATTTGTTACAGTTCCTGCATTTCCAGAAACATCTCCAGTTACGTTACCTGTAAGATTACCAGTAAATGTTCCAGTAATTGTCTTATTGGTCAAAGTCTGTGCAGTATTTAAGTCTACAGTGACTGCTGTATTAATTGCTAATGTTCCAGGAGTTGTCTCAGTTAGACCATTTCCTGCAACCACAACCTGACCAGCATTAAACTGTACATAAGAAATTGCGGTGGTTCCAATTGTAATTGTTCCAGTTGTATTTACAATATATCCATAGCCTACATTTGTTGAGCCGCTTTGAACAAAACAGAAATCTCCATATGCTATTTCACCTGCTGGAGAATTATCTGCATCTGTAGCGCGAGTTAATACCCATGGATTAGAGCCGTCTCCTGTTGCAGTTACTACATAAATACCATTTTGCAATCCCGCCGTCTGATTCTTAACAAGAACTCTTTCATCAGCATTTAATGTATGTCCATCTACTACCAGAGCGCCATTTGCGTGTAGTATTATCTACATATGCCTTTGTAGCCGCATCATTTGCAGATGTTGGTGCTGCAAGGCTTGTAATTTTATATGATGCCATATTTACATCTGCTGTAGGAGATCCTACTGCGCTTAGCGCAAATTCAGATGGGTCTACTGATATTGCACCTGTACTGTCATCATAATCTAATCCGTTTCCAACGGCGTTTCCGACTGCATCTTGTGCATTTTCGTCAGAATATGTTTGTGCTCCAGTTAATGATATTGAATTTGCACTGTCATCATATGTAACTGTGATATTTGTATGAGTTCCATTTGATAGAGCTGTAGCTACTGCATCTTGTGCCCGCTCATTTGTAAAATATAAATTTGTTGTGCCTTCTGAAATATTGTCTGTGCCATATGTTGCAGATGCGCCAAGGCTAATTGAATATCCATTTATTGTTACTGATGAATTTGAAAGAATTGTTCGATCTGCTGTAGGTTCTCCAACCGTCAATGTGGTCTCATATGAGTCTGCAACTGCACCTTCAAATACGATGCTTGAATCAGACAGAGTTAGACCAGAAACGACGGGTGATGTAAGAGTCTTATTAGTTAATGTATCTGTAGTATCAGTTCCTACAAGAGTAGTTGTAGCATTTGGAAGAGTGACTGTTTTATCTTCAGTTACATCTGGTGCAGTTAGAGTGAATTCATGGCTATTTGTTGTACCTTCAAATATGATATCTGTACCTGGTAGATATAGTTCTCCGTCTACTAGTTCCGCCACTGTATTACTTAGGTCTCCGACCTCAAGATATCCATTTAGGGTTGTATTTAGATCACCTGGGACAACGTTTGCATATGCAGTAATTGAATTCCAAGGGGAAGATCCATTACCTACTTTAAATTTAAGGGTATCTGTTTCGATACCAATTTCTCCCGCCCGCAATGTCGGATTTGCTGAAACCCAGTTTGCGGCGGTATCTCTACGAAGTTGAATTCTAACTGCCATTTTCTATGCTGCTCCTCCGTCAATTATATCATTGTTTGGTGCTGATGCATAGGATGTGCTGGCGGTTCCGCCATCCATTGAAACAATATAATTTAATTCATCAACATATTGTCCATAGTCCACATGCCTTACTAGTCCTTCTCCTGCATAGTGCTGGTGATCTAGTAATTCTTTTGGTCCAGCAACATCGTACCAAATTGTTCCATTATATGTTTTAATTGTTTGTTCTGTTGTATCAAAATAAACTGTTCCCTGTGATGGGGAATTGGGGGCTGTATCTAACGCCTGAATAGCAGTAGCTGTTCCTGAACCGCCGCCTCCTCCAGTTCCAACAGTTTGCCAAGTAGTACCATTATAAAACTTCAAAACATTTGAAGTAGTATTGTAATAAATAGCACCAGTAACTCCAGTTGCTGGGTCGGAACTAAGTGTTGGAGTGGCAATCGGTGTTAGAAATTTTCTAGCCACGATTAACCTACTATAACGACTCTATATTGATTAAGTGTAGGAGCGATAGCAAATTTCAAAGTTACGTTATTTGAATCTGTATGCTCTACATCTGCCTCTACTTGTGCATATGGAGATGAATTTTCATATAGATGAACTGTTACATCTCTTGTAGCAAGATTGTGTGTTATAGGAATTGTTGTTGCTGCTGCATCACCTACGTTGAATGCCAATTTACGTGTGCCATAGCCATTTGCTGTATCAAATACTAGAGCTCCACTGCTAAACGTAAGTCCTGTACCATTATTAATTCCTAGACCGTCTACTGTTACTTCAAGACCGTCTGTTTCATTTACCTTTACTCCTAGTGCGCTATTTGCTATTTCTAGGCTAGCGTTTCCTGAGCTTGGAGTAACGTCTACGCTAAATGTGCTTCCAGTTAGAGTTAATCCATCTCCAGCTAGATATGTTCCAGCACCAGAAAACTGGGTAAATGAAATTGCATCTACTCCGATTGTGGATGGTGTAAGTGTTTGTACCCACCCAGTATTTGCATAATTTGTTCCAGCTGATACAAATATAAAGTCTCCAGATTTTACTTCTGATGGGGTGTCAAAATCTGTTGCACGTACTGCTGCGCCAGATGCTTGTACAACATAAACACCATTTTGAGATTGAGTAGTTTGACCATTAACAAGTACACGGTTGCCTTCTGCAAGTGTTACTCCATCAATTACATCTCCAGCTTCTAGGGCTGTTGAGAGATCAATATTTAATGCTACATAAACTCTAGCTGCTGCGTGTACATGTAGTCCTTCTGAAACTGCATCGACATATGCTTTTGTTGCTGCATCTGCGGATGAAGTTGGTGCTGCAAGATTTGTGATCTTAAAGTTTGCTGCATCAAGATTTGCGCCAAGGGAGTTGCCAGATCCTAATGTTTTGTTTGTAAGAGATTGAGATCCACTATTTGTTGTTACTGTGGAGTCTATGTCTATTGTAAGAGATCCTGCTCCATCATTATATGTAGCATCAATTCCTGTTCCGCCAATTACAAGATTGCTTACGATATCTTCTACACGCTCAGCATTTAAAGTTACTGCTCCAGATGATACTGTGAAATCTGTAGAGTTAAACGATGCAATACCTTTATTGCTTGAAGTTGCATCTTCTGCTGCAATTGTTAGAGTACCAGCACCGTCATCATAAGTTACATCGATACCTTCGCCTTCTTTGATAAGGCCTGAGACTGAATCGCCTACAGTGTCGTCGATAAACTCTGCTAAACCTGTAACTTGAGATGTAGCAATTTGAATATCTTGTTCACTTGCTGCAGTTAGTCGTCCTTGTGCATCTACTGTGAAAGATGCGGTCTTTGCGGCAGTTGTTCCATAAGATGCTGCTGTTACTGCTGTATTATCCAAATCAATAGTGGTTGTACCAGTACCATCATTGTATGTTGAGGTTAATCCAACTCCACCAGATACATACGCACCAATTGCATCTTGAATTACTTCTAATGATCCAGATGTAGATATCCACTCTGTACCATTGTAGAAGTACATAATGTTATCTGAACTGTTATAATAAATTTGACCAGCTACAGGCGACGATGGCGCTGTACCGAGGTTCTGAATTCTAGCATTCTGAAGTTCATTCTTGTTCAGATTAATGCTAGTTACAAATAATCTTGCCATTTACTTTGCTCCCTTAAGACAGATATGCTGTCCCTGAAAATGGTTGAGCCATTGTCAGTGTTAATTGATTATTACTATTATAATCTATTCCCGTCTCTAATACATCTCCAGCGCTTGTTTTTACAGTGACATTTGGCTTGAACCCTAAATTATGAGTTATAGCAACAGAATACAGGCCAGATACTGGTCCAGTTACCTGTGCCAATTCCCATGAGAACTCAAATGAGAATTCTGAGGGGACTTGTTGTAAGGCGTAGCTTGTAGCACCAGCCCAAGAATTATCAATAAGTTTTGGCCCATAAAAATATGTGGTAACTCTGTCATAGTAGAAATCTCCAGCTACCCCTAAATTATTAGAAGGGGCACCTGAGCCATTTAAAATAGTTCTTCCTCCAGGACCCTGTGGACCTAGTGCTGAAACTAGTACTTTATTATTATTTTCTACTACAGTTACTATGTTATTGTCTGTCATTAAATTGTCACCGATCTGCTAAGAGTTAGGAATCCCTCTACGAGTTTTGTTTTAACTGCGCTAGCATCGGTAAGCATTAAGTCGTAAGAAGACTTTGGATAAAATAATTTGTTAGTTTGAGTCGGGGTCATTCTAACGGTTAGCTTACCGTTAGGAGCATCTATTGTAATTCCGCCAGAAGGTGAAGTTAAAGTAAAGGCCAATTTCGACCCACCCTTTGTATCACGAACCTGCAACTTTGCAGTTGCACCAGTAAGGTTAATCGGGTTGCCGCTTGAATCCTTATATTCTACTACAAATGTGAAAGTAGTGTTTTGGTCTACTTCCCAATTTTTTTGTCCTGCCATTTGCGAAAATCCGCCAAGGAAATGACGACCATAGCTTGCTAACGCTGCTAGAATTTTTTCTTGCATTGTTACCTTTCCATCATTATTAAGATCTTCTTTCATAAAGACCTCCTTATTTCTGGGCCGTGTGCCCAGGAATTTTGGGTGTTACCCCAATACTAATATTGTAGCACTAAGCAGAAATATCCACAATTTCGCAATTTCCATCTGAGGTACATGCGAGAGTCTGTGTTCCACTTGTTCCGTCTTCTGTCTCATAAAAAGATAAATCTTCCCAACGAATTGTAGACGGCATCTTTGCAAGAAGATCTAGATACTCCGTTTCAGTAACTTCTTGATATGGAGCCTGCTTGTATGAATGATCTGAGTGTGGGAGGAATGAGATGCCTGAGACTTCATCAAAATGCTTGTAAACCCAAGAACCAACTTCCATCCATTCTTCCTCTTTAACAGATACAGTAATAGATGGCTTATGTTCACACCATGCTCGCTGATAGACAAGCCATGTATTCAAATGATCAATTGCAGTAAGGTCATTGCGAACAATTGCACCTTGTGGTGCTTTTACTGGGAATGAGAACACATAGGTGTCGTTTGGCTTCATGAAATCGTCTTCTACTGGAATTCCGACCTCTTTTAAAAATGTTGATAGTGGGTCTTTCTTATCTCCACGTACTGTACGAATGTAGTACTCAGAATGCCACGGGTGCATTCCAGAGGATACTCCTACAAGTTGTGAGACTGTTCCTGAAGGCTTCACGCAAGTAATAGCAGCAGACTCATTAATACCAATTTTTGCTGCCTCTTTTTTATTCGTCTCTCTAGCGTACTCACGAAGACCTTCTAGAGTCTCTTCTAGCTTCTTAAGATTCTCTTTACCAGAAAAGAATGTGTTTCCAAACTGTCCAGTTAAAGAAACTCCTAGAAGTCTTTCTTCTTCTGTATTGTCTTTCCAAATCTTACGAAGATACTTAAAGTCTGTAAGTGTTGATTGCCAAGTTCCTAAAACGGTTGCTAATCTTACTTTTTCTGCCACTGTTTTTGCAGTGTCATTTTCACGAATTACAACTTCGGATAGATTACAGAACTGATAAGGTCTAAGGATAATTTCTGAGCATGGGTTAGTTCCATAGTGGATTTCTGGATCTCTACGTCCCCATCGTGCTGCCTGCTTTTGAGCAGCCGCCACATTGTAAATACCACGCTCTCCTGATTTTGAGTCATACAGGTTCTTCCATTCTGCAATAAACTGTTCCATTTCTGGCTTACGAGAATATGCTACTGAATTATTTGATAGAGCTCGTTGTGAATTGTTTTCCCACCAATTACCTGACTTTGCTGCTGCCATTTCAATATCATTAATGTTTGAAAGAGAGATCATCGCAGAACGACGAACTCCGCCAACAACAACGATTTCGCCTATCTTACACATTATATCGTGTGCTTCAATAGGTTTCAATTGACGACCTGCTGCTGCTTTGAACTTTGCGATTGTAAAATCAAAAAGGTTAATTAATGGCTGCGGTCCTGAAGAACGACCACCCATTGTCTTAAGACGTGCACCTGCTGGACGAAGCTTTGATACATCGATTGCTGGAATTTGTCCCGCCCAAAGCATTGCAAGAAGTTCACGGTATGCCTTTGCCCAACCAGTCTTTGAATCTTCAACAACAATTATTGTTGTAGACTTTTCAAATGACTCTGGGACGGCAGGAAGTTTATTAACATACTTATATTCAACAGAGAATCCAACTCCAGTTCCACACATAAGAATGTACATTGTCTCATCAAATGATCGTGGATTATCTACTGGGACAAATGAGCAGTTGTATCCTGCAACATGGTCTCTATCAAGAGCAGCACCTGCAGTCATTACTGCTCGCATTGAAGGCATCACATTTCGGTTATAAACAGCATCTTTAAGTTCTGCAACTAACTTTTCATCTGGGGTATATCCGTAATTTTTTCCTAGGTGATTCAACATAAAGTCGAAATATCGATCTACAGTTTCTCCCCAAGTTTCTCTGCGATTCTCATCTGGAATCCATCTTGCGTATCTGGACAACGCAATAAAGTTCTCATAGGGGTTTTCAATAATTCTTGACATGTATAGCACCTTTTCTCCGCCTTGCGGTTGAATTAAAAAATTAGATAGAGTCTAATTCTAGCAAACTTTATTTATAGAGGGAAGGGGTTTAAGAAAACTTTTTAAAGATATGATCAAATGCATTATTGGTCAACTGTAACCAGTTATAATCTTTATGTATTTTAGTTGACTGAGCGTAGTAGAATCCAGAATAAGCATTAAAGTTAATAGTAACATCTCTCATAAGTTCAAGTAGATGTTGATAGTTTGGTTCATAAACTTTTCCTTCATGTGGAAATGGCCAAGGAGAATCTATAAGTTCTGATTTTAACTTCAAGGGTCCGATGTAGTTTTCATAATGTGCCCAACCACTTGTGCAAATTGTCGGTGTAATGGAATAAATCCAAATCCTTCTCCATATGAAGGATAAACTAATACATCATGGTCGTGATATAACTTAACTAATTCTTCTGTTGTCATATCTGTATCTATTATATATATATTATTATATAGAACATTTGGTAAACCTAATATATTCTTATCTATATAATTATTATATATTCTAGTAGTATTATGTTTATATACTTTAAGTGTTAAAGAATAGCGTCGGTCATTACCAAAAAGTTTCGCAAAAGCGTCAACAACCATTTGGCCCGCCTTTCTTGGCGCTGGCTCGCCGACATGTAAAAACTTTATAACATCACTTTCACGACGGCGGCGGGGCGCCCAAACAGGATCAATTCCATGTGGATAAACACGAACATCTTTGTATCCGTTATCTGTAAAAACATTAGCACACCAGTCTGATGTTGTCCATATCTCATCAACAAAACTTAAAGGATCACGCCACTTTTGAGGGATTACAGTTGATTCCCATGGAGTATAACTAATCTGATATTGATTACGATGAAGCTTAAAGTAATCTGGTTGAGAAAAGTTTAATTGAACTGGAGATTGTACATGTTGAAATCCAACCTCATGCCCTAATTCTTTTAATGAATTAATTATTTTAGTGCCAGCATGACCGTATCCATTATTGGTTTTCATGTTAACTACAGGCGTTGAGAAGGATATTTGCATTTTATTTTCTGGTCAACTAGCTTGACAGCAATTGCCAAACAATGTTACTATTATAGTTCGTTATCTCTAAAGGAGGAAATGCCAATGGAGAATATCAAACAAAAGCTGAGCGATGTTGCTCACAGTTGGACTGTTATAGGAATGATAACATTATTCCTATTTGGTGTCCAGCCTGAAACAATGACGCCAGCAAAAGCTTTGGTTGTAAAACCAGAGACAAAAACAGAAGCACAACTGAAGAAAGAAACGCTGGAAAAATTCAGCAACACTGTGTATAAACCTTCAGAAATGCTTACCGACAAAGAGTTGCTGCAACTACTCAAGTCTGTAGGTTTTGAAGGTAGAGCCCTTAAACTGGCTTGGGCCGTAGCGAAATCGGAGTCCAATGGACGACCAATGGCGTATAACGGCAACAGGAAAACTGGAGACAGTTCCTACGGAATTTTTCAGATCAACATGCTGGGAAACCTTGGCGATGATCGCAAAGAGAAATTCGACCTGAGATCAAA